AATGCCTATTATGTTCTTGTGGCGGTGGCTGCGAGACCTGGCGCGATCCTCGCGCGTACCCGCTCTAAGCTACTGATTCAAGGCGACTTTATCGCGTAGCTTTCGAGCTCAAAGCCCCGGCAAAGTCCGGGGCTTTTCAATGATCCGGGGGGATCCAGATGCAATACGACTTCACCGAGGATTGGCACGGCTGGAAGCTGCGAGGCGGCTTCCTTGTCAGTCCAGACCGGCAACACCTGACCCGCGAACGGCTGGAAGGCCTGCTGTGGCGCGATGCCCAGGAGCTCCGACTGGCCGGGCTCAGATCCCGGCGCGAGGCGATGAAGCCGCGGCAGATGGTCCGCGTGGTCGTCGTCGAGCTCGACGAGATCCGGCAGCGCGGGAAGCTCGCCGGGTGATACGACAAGAGCCCCTGCAGGGGCCCTGTTGGTTTACTGCAGTAAAGGCGGTCACCGGGGGGCGGAAGATGACGTGCCAGCCCCGAAACCGCCGTAACCGTTCACCTGCCCCGCGCTGATCGCTACACCAGAAGAAACGGCCGTTCCGGCCATAGCCGTGGGGGCGCTGCCCCCACCCCCCGGACGCTCTCCAATTACACCGTAGCGCATGCCACCGACCTCGCCTTGAACCTGATGTTGCGTTGGACTCTTGAACGGGTTGTAGACCGGGCCATTGCGCGCCATAGAGCGACAATTCTGCTCGGACGTAATGTTGAGCGTGCCCTGTTCGGTAAGGCATCGACACGAGGCGTCTCGAAACTCACCGTTCGCGTCCAAGCCGGCGGCAGACGACATACAGGCAACCATGGGCTCCGCAAGCGGCTCACGGTTGACAAGGGCCGGCATTGTCCAGGGCGCGCCGTCGATCAGCGGCGTGTATCGCGCAATGTAGCCTTCAGCCGTCGTGATAACCGGCGCATCACCCTTGTTGTCCGCTTGTGCGCTGGCTGCGCTCGGCGCTTCCACGGCTCGCGCCGTGGCGCTCGCCTGCGCTTCGCCAGCTTGTGCTGTGCCTAATCGATCATAGATCCGCCAGCCGACGAAGCCGAACAGAAGCGCCGCAACACCCAGCATCGCGACGGCGCGCTTGAACTGGCTTTTCACCTTCCGCTCAACCGTGTGGACCTCAGCGGACTTGTAAAGGTCGAAAACCTCTTTTGGATACACCCACGTCTCGCTGTCCTCACGTTCTAAAGCGGTATGGCTGCGCACGTTGTCAATGACCGCGCCGGTCCGCCGATAGACCTTGCAGGACTGCTTTCCGCCCTCGCGCACCAGATGCTCGTGCATACCAACGAGCGCACGCAGATTGAGATGCAGCAACGCCGGGTGCTGCGTAATGACAATGAGGCGAATGCCCTGATGGCGAATGGTTTCCATCGCCTGAATATTGCGGGGCACGACCTTGACCGCCTTGCCGGTAGCTTCATCGGTTTCCAACTCGTAACTACCTGCGCGCCAGAACTTCTGGCCTTCGTCAACGATCAGGACCGCACCGGCCGGCAATTCTTCCCACTTGGTGGGATCGGGAAAATCGACCACCCCGGGAATGTTCAAGCCGTTGACGTTAGAGGCGAAAACGAGCTCGCCGGCCTTGACGGCCTTATCCGCGTACCAGACACCACGCAGCGTTTTCCCGCTGCCAGGCACCGCCGTGATCAGCGTAATGGAGGAGGTTTTGCCGATGGCACTCATGCGGGAGCCTTAGCGAAAAAGACTTTCTTGGCACCGATCAGCGTCGATGCGGAAAGCATGATGGAAAGGGCCTTGGTCACGCCAAACGCGCCGAACCAACAAAGATACTGATTCGGGATCATCGACCAAGCAGTAATTGCACTATCGACCAAAGGTTGAATGGCAAATTCATTGGTCGCGATCACAAGGCCAAGACGGCCGAGGAAGCCGGCAAAAATAAACGCGGACTTGGCAAGGAGAAAGCGTGTAATCCACGGCGCGAGGGCCGCCAAGAGTGGCGCGAATGGCATGACTTAGGCCCCGAGTTGGCGAGCAATCCACATGTAAGCCATAGCGACGATCAGCATTTTGATCATGGCCATGACCGTCCAGAACTCTGGCGGAAAATCGATAGATTGGCCGGCAAGCGTGAACGTCAAATCGCACTGCCCCGACGAAGCACCAAGCAGATTTTCGTTAATTTGACCGCGATCCACGCTCAAGTGTATGTCGCTCAAATTCAGGCCCTCAGTGCCGTCAGGCTGCGCGGCAATATCTGCAAGCGCCTGATTGTCGGCAGTAAAACGTTGCTCATAGTCGCAACGTTCCTTCCGTTTCTCCATAGCGAGCGAACACAGGATTTCATCACCGGAGCACTGAAAAAGCGCCTCACAGTCCCCTGCCCCACTCGACTTGTGCGCCTCGCCCTGGCACCGGGTTTTCCACGTCTGAAGCGCGATAGAGCCCAAAATAGGGTCGCCGGTAGCGACAGGCGGGGCATCGCAAGAAACGCCACCAGCCAAGCCGTTTTCCTGACCACCTTCCTGCCCAGAGCCATCACCGGATGAACTCTCACCCTGATTGGTAGGCCCGGCGTTAGTGCCGTTCACCGTGGTGTAATTGGTCGTGGTGGTCGTCGTTGTTGAGTTATTGGTCGTCGTCGTGGTCTTGACCGAATCGCCCTGTTTTTGCAGCGTGTCGCCGTTTGGCAAACTAAGACTTGGCGGGATCTCGGTCGGGCCGGCGTTCTTTTTCTGCATGACCGGACCATCCGTTTTTTCGCCGGTCTCACCCGGCTTCCAGCAGAACTGCCGGCCATTGCTCGCGCTGGCACAGTGCTGGCCGTCAGGCTTCTTACACATGGTGAAGGTGCCGACCTGCTGGCATTCCTGCTTCGGAATGTCATTGTTCTTTTCTGGCGTATCCCAATTGGGATCAATCGGCACAGCGCCACACGGATCGCCGGTGTACTCCATGACGCCGCGATAAACCGTCTTGGTAGTGCCGTCTGAAATGCTCTGATTGGTCTCGGTCTCAAAACCGGGCTGCATGGCGAACTTGCAGCCAGCAACGCAGCGTTCAGTTGTCAATGAGGGCCTAGGCAGCATCCGGTTAGCGCCAAGATCAGCATTGCGAGCGAGACACTCCTGCGCGCTAAAGCAAGTATTGGTCGAATCGTTCCAACTAGAGCCCGCAGGACACTCGACGCTCCACTGCGCGTTGATGTACTGGTTGCCGTAGTTGACGGTTCCACCACCATAGGACGAAGACTTGCACGAATAGACGCCGCGAACGACGTTCGCTGATTGGAGGCTATAACTGGTAAACGTCGCCGTCCACGACCAGGTGGCGTTGTAGGACTGACACATTTGCTGCGCGGTTTGCCCGTCCGCACGAGTGCCCGCCGACGCCTTGGAATACGCCTCGCTCCGGTACTCGCAATTCCACGTCAACCCGGAGGGCGTGCACGCGGCTTCAGCGCGGCCGATGCCACAAAACCCGAGCAGAGCCGCCACGACGACGAACGCAATGCGCCGCGCGAATGCATGGGCGAAGATGCGAGCAAGCCAGCGCATCAGTCCCAACCCGTGCAGACGATGCAACTGGCCAGCATGTACCACACCAACAAGATCGTGCCGTGAAGCTGCTCGAAACTCATGGCCCTCACTCCGAGAAAATGGGGGCGTAGTACGCCCCCGTGGTGACGCAAGAAATACCGGGTGTTACGGGTTCAGCAGCTTGCCGCCGCGCTTGGCCCACAGAACGACCGCGAAGCCGACGATGACCAACAGCACTTCGGTCTTGTAGGCGGTGAACGACGCGATGATGTCGGTGCTTTCACCGGCAGCGAACGCGAACGGCGAGAACATCGCGAGCGACAGGGCCAGCAGGCCCATCTTGGTCTTCTGGAACATGGTGTTAATCCTCTCTGGGTGGTTTGAATCCGTGCTTCACGAATGCGATCACGGCCAGGCTGCCTAAGAACAACCATCCGATTTCGTTGGCCTGGGCAACGGTCGGAAGCAGGTCGGCGACACTCGGCTGCTCGACCCATGCCTGCTGAGCGCATGAACCATCCGCAGCAGGCACAGCGTCGAGACAAACGAGCACGCGCATGGGTTACGCCTTGGAGCCGGGGAGCAGCGCTTCGAGAACGCTGAACTTACTGAAGAAGTGCGCGCCCTTGTTCACCTGAAGCATCTTCTCGATGGCAAGGCGGTAGCGGCCCGGCGGGTACGGCGGCTGGCCTTCCTCAAGCCGAACGTCGTACGGGTAAATGAACCCGTTCGACTGCAAGCGGGCTTCCTGCGTGCGCTTGGTCCACGCCACATCGTCGCCGTCATCATTCTTGAAGTTGCCGCCCCGAGTTTTCACTTCACCGGGAACCACTTCTACAATCACGTCACGTTCCATTTCCGTTTTCCTCTGTTGAATCGGGGCATTGCGAAGTCCCGGCTACGTCCGCCCACGTAAGACGCCCGGCTTTCATCCACCGGGGCACACCGTCCCGGCCAAACGTTTCAATCAGGTCGCAAAACGACTCCCGGTCCGGAGCCATTTGCATCAATGCATAGACGGTCGTGCCGTACTGGCGCTTGACGTGGCGGCGCACGCTCTTAAGCGTGGCCTTGCTCACTTCGTTAGCCACGGCGAGGCGCTGCAAGCAGCTGGACACGAAGTCCAGCGCAGCGAAGGCACCACGCATGTACGCAATCGGGTCCGTAAGCACATCCAAGGCGATCCGGCGACGCTTGGAGCTGCGCATCTGAACTTCCCAGCGGACCCACGGTGACTCCTGATCACCCGCCTTCTTGCCCTTCTCGTACACGCGCAGCTGCCGTTCGCTGCTGCTGTGACCGACGTAGAACGAAGAACCGCCGCCGTGACTTTTCTCGAATGCCTGGTACTTCGGCCGATGCAGTTCGCCGCCGAAGCGGTAGTCAAATTCGCCGATCTCGTACATGCAACGCGCCATCGCTAGGTTGCGGTGGCCGTCGAAGTCGTCGAAGGCAATGTCTACGCGAGTGAGCAGCCCACCAACGCGTGTCAGCTTCGCTGACAGCGCGCACCACGGCTCCGCGTGGTCTGCGCTCGCGTTGCCGCGCTGCTCCACGATTGAGCATCCAAGGCCCGTCAACTCGAAGCGCAGCGAGGGACGACCGCCCTTGCGCTCGGCCATGCAGCCGCCGAGTTCGATCATCCCAGCAGGTTCGCCCCACACGTTGGTGACCATCCAGCGGAACGCGTAGAACGCACCGCCAGCAGCGTCGGCGGCAAGCACCAAGCCGGAATCAGCGAAAAGGTAGGAGAACGCGCGGTGCGCAATGTCCAGGCACGTGGCATCGGGCGGGATGAACTGAGCACGCTTGCCGACCACCAATTCGCCATTGGCGTCCGCGTCGGACTTGGGGCGAGGCCCAAAGCCGCGAAGGTGTGCGGCGAGGTCGTCAAAGCCCATGCGGGGCTGTTCGTCGCCAAGGATGTTCCGGACAGTGCCGCCCCACCCTACCTCGCGCAGCAGGTCCCACAGATCGACGGAGCCGGAGACCCAGTCGAGGCCCGCCCACGTGCGGGTTTCCGCCGTCCGGCTGTTTTCCAAGAGCGAGGCTTCAAAGCGCGGAGCAGAGCTTTCGGCCCCTGAGTGGCCCCCGCGATCTGAACCTGAACGAGTGACTCCCCTGTTAGACGAGGGGAGTCCGTTCAGCTTGCCGCCGTCAGCCATGCGCAACCCCCATGGCGTCGAGGCGGGCCGCAGCGAGGCGGCGGCGTGCGTGAGAACACGTCACGTCGCGCAACACAGCGCGCTCAGCGGCCACTTGGGCCGCTTCTGCGAAGTCGAGTTCGAGTTGGGTTTCGTGAGCCGTAGGCAGCAGCACAGCGCGTTCTACGCGGGGTGGCTGCCAGGAGCGCCAGAAGCGGGACGGTTGGCGGCTCATGCCCTGCCCTCGCGGTGACGCAGCGGGTAAAGGTCGGCCCACACGCGCAAAGGCGCAGTAGCGCCACAGGCGAAGCAGAACACGGCGTCATGGCCCGGGTGGTAGCCGTAGGCGTGGCGGCCAAAGCAGCACCACAGCCGATCCCACAGGCCGAGCAGGCGAGCAAGCGGCCTCATGCCCGCACCTCATCGCCACGATAGGTAGAACGGCACCGGTCGAACGTTTCACCGCAGCAATGACAGAGGCGGTCGTCGTCGTCGTCGTGGTGGTAAAACGCGGCTTCATCGCACGGGTCGAGGCCAGCCGGGTCGAAGAACCCGTCGGCGTCGCGGTAGGACTCGAAACGGAATAGCTCCCCTAGCTCCCTTGGAGCCTTCCCCACAACGGGGGCTGTCCGCAATGCGGTCGAATCCGGGGCAGACTCAAGACGGGCACGCCGGTCGCGCTGTGCCGTAGCTACAGCGCCCGCCGCCATCATGGCCAAGCGGTGTTCGTGACCGGCACGCAAAACGCGAAGGTGATAGGCCCGGTGCGCGCACAGCAGCAGCCCGAGCATGAGGACAACGAAGGCGGCCAACAGGCCCGCTTCCAACGTCCGAGAAAGATACAGCCACTCCGGTTGCGTCATGATCAGATCCCCATCTGAGCTTGGCCGGGACTTCGGCGGCGGGGGAATCCAGTGCCCCGACTAGGGAGCGAGTGGCGCCGCCGGGGCCTGTCCCGGCAGGGCGGCCCAGTGTCAAGGCGCTTGACACTTGGGCGTGATTCAATTCCCTTGACACCCACCTGTCAAGAGGCTTGACCCGTGAACGCGACGAATAAATTGCTTGACAAATGGATTGAATGGCGCTCTCGCAGCACCGGTGCGGCTCTCACGGCGGGAGCGATCGCGGACGCCCTAGGCGTGCGACGGACGTCGATCGCGAACTACCGGGCCGAAACCTCGCAGGCTGCGCCGCACGTGATCGCCAAAATGGCACGCGACCTTGGTGAAAACCCGGCGGTATGGCTGGCCTTGGTAGAGTCGGAAAGATCTCGCGATGCCGATGATCGCAGGGCGTGGGCAGCCGTTTTCAAGCAGCTTTCGGCGGCGGCCGTGCTGGCCGTAGTGGTCGCCGTCCCGAGCATCACTCAAGCGGCCCAGATGGGCGCCGATAAGGCGGC